GAAACACCATCAACTGTGACAGTAACTTGAACAAATGCACCTGCCTGTGATTGACTATAGGGCTGTCTATTTCCCTCTAGTCCCCACTCATGAACTTCCCATATTGATTCAGGGAAGTGTTTGAGCAATACACTCACAGCCCAAGCCCAAGACAAATAAGTAAATCTGCCCTTTTGTTCTGTGTGTCCTGAAACATCAATAGAGCTTAATGTTTCAAATACACTTTTTTTCTTTTGTGTTGCCATCTATCTTTTCCTTTTTGTTTTCTTTGAAAATCTTTTTAGGCTTACCACTTTCCTCAATCTGTTTAAACAACCTACCAAAAGCTGTCATCATTTTTTTATCTGTATCACTGAGCATTAGCAATAAGGCTGTTAACATCTTCATGCTTCATCCCTAGTGCTGTTGCTAGAGAACCCACATGACCTGACTGCCAGTTCCTTTTATTTGTTAGAATCAAAGACAACATTGATTCTGATATATTCATTTGTTCTGCCAGCCATCTTTGTTTGATTCCGTTCTTATCTAAAAACTCCTTCATACCCATTCCGTCTTTAGCAAAATAAACTACTGACCTGTTTTTCCAAACCATCTTTGGTTCTCCTTTTTTTATTTTTTTATTATCTGAGCTTTTGTTTTTTGTAATGTCTATTGCTATTGTTTCTTTTTTGTCTTTATCTGATGAATGAAACTCTGCATGACATCTTACACATAACACAATGCACTTTTTAATTTCTTTCATGATACTTTTTATAGAATGTCCATTTGTCATATCACTAACAGTAAAGCTTTTATTGTGTTCAATGTGGTGAAACTCTAATGCTCTTGGGTATCTGTCATAGCCACACTCACAGCATTTAAGTTTTGATTTATAATTATTATACCACTCTCTTATTTTCAATCTTCTTTCTTTTTTTTGATTCCAGTAGCAAACCTTACAAACCCTTCTTAAATAGTTTTTTACAGTTCCATCTAAAAGAGTTACATTGTTGGCTGTTGCAAAGTCTGAGTTTAATTTGTGTTTTTTACACCTAACACACTTTCTTGCTGGCACTATGTTTTTTACTAACAAGCCAGCACCTTTATTTGTTTGTATCATTATAATATTTCCCCACTAGTCGCAATCCATGTATAATAACTATTAGCACTTGATTTTCTACAGTCCCATGTGTCTAATAAAACACCATCTTTTAAACAGGTAAAGTGTCCATTAATCTGAATTAAATAAACACCAGTCATAGGAAATTGACCTACTTTCAACTTTCTATTTCTGCTGTTTCTCATGGGCTTGTTTTTTGTCCAGCCTTTTCTTGTTAAATATTCTTCTACACATTTCCAACTGTTTGGTAAAATTAACATTTCCCAACTAAGGTTTAACAACTCTTGAAAGGTGTGTTTGTAATCCTGATTAAGTCCGTTTGAAATAGCTCTAATAACACAGTCACCAACTAAATCTTTTTTGTACTTAACTGATTTATATTTTTCTCTACCACCAAATGATTTTTTAAATTTCATAATATTTCTCCATTTGTTTCATTTGCAAAAGTTACTTAACAAAATAAATAAGATGCAACAATTTTTTTACACACCATTATTATTATTAATATAATATCTATATTTTTATAATATTTATAGCTGTTAGGTAACAGTTAATAAAGTGTTAAATACTTAAAATTATTAGGGAATTTTGGGAAAATGCTTAAACTTTTTAAGTTTGGGCAAAATCCCTTTTAAGGGGGTTAATTTATACTATATATTGTAAAGTTAGTTTGACATACTTGTATTCAAAAAAATCAAAAAACTAAGAATTTGGGGCAAATTTGGGATTTTATAGAGAAGGCAAAAATGGGCAAAAAAAGGGCTTTTTGACCCTAATTTAGTTTGAATATCAAACCCCATAAAATGCCCCAAACCTAAATTTTTAAATCTCTTCAAATGAGAAAGTAATGGAATAAACTTGATAAGCAACTTCTGTAAACTCAAATGAGTCCTGCAAAAATCTTACATTATAACTATAATTGGAACCGTCTTCAGAAAAATAAAAAGCGTTTTTTCTGCCTTCCGTATATTCAAAAAGGGCTTCTAGTCTTGACTTGTCTGTAGCATCTAAATGGGTATATTGTAAATTCCAACTGCGTTTTCTACCCCACTTTTCAATAGTGTAGGCTGTGTTATCATAAGCCCTATTTACAGTTATACCATTATAATTTCTACCATATCTAACACCAACTTGGGGATTAGTGTCAGGTGTATAACTACCATTTCCAGTTCCATCACTTGCACTGGCAAATTTTGCTGAGGTTACTGCCATAAGATTATTCCTTTAATTTTTTCTGTTTCAGTCTGTTTAAACACCTTATTCATCTCCTAGCCAATATCCAACAACACTAAGCTTTCCTATAGTTCTTTTTAATTCAGTTACTAAAAAACCTACATTGTCACCTGATACATTTTTTCCATAGACATAACCAATATCTGAAAACTGGAAAACATCACCAACTTCCATATAGTAATATTTAGGGTGTAAAACATCAAAGCTTACTACCATTCTTGGTTCTCCATAATGTGCAAACCTTTTATCCTTCCAATTTGAAATGCCTGTAGAGTCATTTAATATATTAAAATTTAATTCTTGCACATTCTCATTTGTTTGTGTTCCAAAATTATATCTTGTTCTTGGGTTTGTATTGGTCACTGTTGAAATTGACTGCCACTCACCTGTGGCTGGATGTGGATTGTAGTTTAGTTTCATTTTAGTTATTACATCAGAGCTTGGTGTTATTTTAAATTTTATATTAGATATTTCAGATTTAGCAAAATCCAAGTTTCCACCACTTGTACTTGTCTTTGCGTTTGAAGAAGGGTGTGGGTCTATATATTTATAAGCCCCCTGACAGTCCACCCTAAAAATAAAATTACCTTCAAACTGACACTGATTCATTAGGGCTTGTAAGCTCTGTATTTTAAATGTGCTATGATTTACTGCATAATTTGACCTTGCAGAGTCTAGGGTTGACCAATTTGTAGGGGCTGAAGTTATTCCACCAAACCTATAAACTAAATCTCTGTGCATATCTACTATGGTTGTTAAGGCTGTGCTGGTTGACCAGCTTTGTGTGTACCCATCAGCTCCACAATATAAATAATCCAAGCCTAGAATTTCCCTCATCCCTGATTGAAGATTATTATTTGACTGTGAAACATCTACAGATTGAACACAGCTTATTCTAATATCATAAATTGTTGCATAGTGTAAAAAAGTTCCAGTCCCACTATGTTCTTCTAATAAAGATTCAGTCCTAAGTGCTAATTGTTTTGGAAACCCATCTAAGGTGCTAACATTTGCTGTTAAGGTTTGTGTAATAATTGAACCACTTACCCCTGAGCTGTCACCTGAGCCAGCTTCTGTAATTTCAAGCTGGTTTGTAGTTTTATTCCAAACAGAATTATTATCTGCATCTGAAAAATCATTATCATCTAATCTTGCGTTTAGCCTTACGATTGCATCACCACCCCAACTTACAGCATCTGAGATTGTTCCATGTAGTTTATATGCAACTACAATAGTGTAAGCAGTAGGTCTTCCTGAATATTGTGGAAGGTCAAAAACACCAACATCATTATTGTCTGTAGATGTGGGTGTTCCACCCCCTGAAATTGAGTCTGTTGCCTGTTGTGAGGTTGCAAAGTTTGAGGTATCATCTGCACTGGCATTATTAAAAGCGTTGTCTGTATTTGTCCACCCACTTCCTGAATCAGTAGAATAGGCTACAGGCTTTTGTTTTGCAGACCTAAACAGTCTAAAATCTGCGTAAGATATATTTATTCCATTATATGATTCACTGGCAGAATCAACAGCACCACCTGAGCTTGTTCCAATAGCTATAAACTCATCTAGTGCTTCATCATACACATGGGGCTGTGCATCTGCAGAAATGGTGCTATCCCTTAACAAAGCCCTAACTAAATGCTGTCTTCCCTTATCTAATATTGGAGCTTTCCAAAGTGCTTTTGATGTTGAATAGGCTCCAAATGTGTTTGGGGTGTAAGCTCCATAAGTAATTGGTGCAGGTATATTTTCCTCAGTGTCTCTAGTTACTGGAATCATAATATGGTCAAATGGATTATATGCACTTATTTCAAGTCTAATCCTTTTATTGCCCCAATCAATATCTGTTTTGCTTAACCTTCCTTCAAATATTTTTAAACATTTTGCAATGTCATCTGAATCATTAAGCATTGAATAAATTTCCACTTTTTGATTTATATAATATCTGCTACCACTATTTTCATAAAATTCCCCTGAAAAATAATTTGCATCATTAGACAGGTCAAAGGTTGAAACACTTGTGGGAAAATCAACACAGTCAAGGGTTACATTTCC